CGTATAGACGTTCAGTTCGTTTGACGGACGAAGGAGATAACTCCTACTCTGCCAAAAATATCAATGTAAGGAACTCGTATCAAAATTTCCCATACACCACCGAATTTTACAGAAATAGTATGACAACACCAGATACCATTGTAAGTACGAATATTTTGAGTGTGACAAACGAAGGGTTTTATAGACCTATTACCAACAAGGCCTATATTTTCATGTCGAACGATCCAGATATGTTACTTGCCGCCAACCTTTCTACTTCAAGAACCGGCGTAAGGCGTCAGATTGAAATAATCAATCCTATTTAATTGAATAATTATGTATATAGATATTAAAAACGAGAAGATTATAGGGATATACGCCGACAATGAGAGAAAAGAGTTGATAGATGTCGGCATTATCCCATCTCCCGAAGAGATACCCGGAAAAATACCCGTGATGTATTACCGGAACGGTGCGATAGTCTATGAGTACGAAGAAGCACCGGAAGCGACGGAGGACGGCACGGAAACACCTCCCGTACCAATGGACTACGGAGAAACGGTAAATGGATTGATCCGTCGGAAATATACCTTGTCGGAGGAGTTGGCGATACTTCGGCAAAGAGATACGAAAGCAGAGGAGTTCGAGGCTTATAACGCCTATGCGGAATCCTGCAAAGAGGAAGCCAGATTATTAATCGAAAAACAGAAACATTGATATGGGAGGGATAAACGAGGCTACGGAGGTAGCCAGAGGGATAAGCGAACAGGGATTCTTGGTGATGACCGCAGCATTCTTCTTGGTGTTGTCGGCCATGATGATGGTGGCCTGCTTCAAGTGGTTCAAATCGATTATCACCAAGAGTATGGAGGATTACGGAGAATCCCTGAAAGAGCTTATTGAAAAGACGAACGACCAGAATAACATGTTATCCGACATATCGGAAGGTCTTAGACCGGAAACGCAGCTTCGGATAAAGAACATATCGAACGTGTATTTCGATTTGGCCGTCGAAAGGGTTTGCAGAATCATCAAGAAGGTCAGGGACGAGAACCATATCGCTGACAAGGAGAAAACCTCCGGTAAGATACATACTTTGTTGACGAACCAGTACGAGGACAGGAATAGCCGTTTCGATTACTTTACATATCGTGGTAAACGTCTTTCATGTTATACCAATC